GTCGGACGGGTCCAGGCCACCGCTCAGGTTGGCCGGGGCGGGAGAGACCGCGTACTTCTGGAGCGCCTTCGCGTCGGCCTCCAGCTCCTCGGCGGTCGCGCCTTGCAGACGCGCGGCGAGGTCGTCGGGCAGGTTGAACTTGCGCGCGACATCGCTGACCAGGAGCTGGCGCTCCAGCCTCTGGTTGGTCTCCCGCAGCTCCTTGGTCGCGGCCTCGAACTCCTCCACGGTCTTCGCAGCGGAGAGCTTGGCCTCGGCCTCACGGAGGCGAGTGCGGTAGTTGGCCGCCTCGGCGTTCGCCTTGGTCAGCCGGTCCCGAGCCCACTTGGGAAGCTCGTCAGCGCCGTCGTCGTCCTTGTCCTTGTCCTCGGGCGTCTCGGGGGTCTCCGGGGTCTCGTCCGGCTTGTCGGCCGGCGGGGTCTCGGGAGTCTCGGGGGCTTCCGGGGTCTCGGTGGTCACTTCGTCAGGCACTGCTAGCCTCCTGGGCTCGGGGTTGGCTCGCCTCCTGGGCGAGACGTTCTTGTTCGAGGCGGATGAAGCGCCGCCACGCGCTCACCGCTGCCTTGCCCGAGAGCCCCTTGGTGACCTGGGGCCAGAGCTTCTGGTAGCGGCGGTTCAGCTCATACAGGGCTGAGGTGTTCCACTGCTCGCGGCTGTAGACCGGCTCGGCGTAGCAGTGACAGTTGTCGTGGTATCGGTCGCCGTCGCTGTACTCGGCGGACGCCTCGGACTTGTAGACCGGGCCACGGCTGATCAGCATCGCGCACCACCCGCAGGGGGTGCCGGTACGCGAGAGCCGGATGTAGCCGAGGACCCGCCGGTCGCGGTTGGCGTAGTTCCACACCGTGCCGCGTGCGCCGTCCATGACGATGCGCTCCGCAGCGGATGCCTGGCGGTTGCCGGCGTCCTTGTGCGCCTCCTCGCGCAGCCCGTCGACCTCGTCGGCTGGCCGGCTGGTGTCGATCTTCTCGACCTTGCTGGCGAGGTTCGCCGGCCCCAGTGCTTCGAGGTTGATCTCGGCTTCCTCTGCCGCGTAGCGCTCCAGGCGCTCCTCTTCGGCAGCGGAGTCTCCGTCGACCTCTTCGACCGGGATGCGGTCCTCGTTCAGCGTGGTGTCGTCGCCGTCCTGCGCCTGCTCAGCGCCCCGTGCGGGAGCGTCGGTGTCCTCGGCTGGGGTCGACTGCTCACCGCCCTCCTGGGGCGTCTGAGCCGGGTCGCCGGCCAGCTCTGCGAACTCGCTACGCAGCATCGAGAGGGTCACGTACGCCGGCTCGGGCTTGAGCGGATCCGCCACGGTCCTGCCGGTGCGGAGTGCTCGGACGAGCCGGTAGTACGCCATCGCCAGGGCTCGTGCCTGGCCCCTTCGGCGCATGATCAGCTTGACCGCGTCGGACAGCCATCGGCCGGCAGTCTCAGCGGTCGCGGTCGGAGGTACGCCGGACCACAGCTTGAGGGCGTCCTCGATGGTCGCGACGCCGATCTGGGTCAGGGCGATGTGGTAGGCGGCCGAAGTCTTCTCAGCCTCGGCCGCCCTCTGCTCGGGGGTCACGCAGCGGCCACCTCCGCAACGGGCGCAGGGGCGGGCCGGGCGTCAGGAGCTGCTCGCCGCAGGGACCTGGAGATGACCAGGTCGCTGCTCTCCTCCTCGTAGAGGCGGTCCCACTCGTCCAGCTCGGACTGCTTGACCCCGGGGACTCGCGGCCACAGGCCACGCTTCGGGATGCCGAGCTGGTCGGAGAGCTTGCCCAGGCCGTCAGCCGACTGCGCGAGGGACTTCAGCTCCATGTCCCGCCAGATGACCTCGACCTCTTCGTCGGTCAGGTCGACGGAGATGGCGTTCTCCATCTCCAGGGCCAGCCGGTCGACCCGCTCCCAGCTCTCACCGAACGAGGTGCGGAACTCCTCGACCATGCGAGACAGAGCAGTCTCGGCGGCGAGAAGCGCCTCAGCGCTCAGGTTGGCGATCTGGCCCAGCAGGTGATGCGGCGGCGTCTGCGAGATGGCGGACAGGTGGCGGATCGACATGTCGATCGACTCGATGAACCCGCCCAGCGGGGTCTCGTCGAGGGAGCCGAACTTGACGTTCTCGTCCTCGGCGAACAGGAACCGCTTGGCGTTGTGGTTGATGGGCAGGGCCTTGGCGTTGCCGTTGGCGTCGAGCACCGGCTCGCCGGCCTGCGGGTGCGGGTTGCCGTCCTTGTCGAACTCGGGGTACCGCTCCAGCGGGGGAGCCATGCCGGTGGCCCAGCGAACCTTGGTGCTCGCGTAGGTCTGCGCGACCAAGAGATCGAAGATCGTCTGGTTGATCCGGTTCTGGACCGGGATCATCGGCTCGACGACGCCAACGGTGCGACCCTCCAGGTCGACGTAGGCGACGAACCGGGTGACCGGGCACTCCGAGGCACCATGCCGCTTGCCGGACCCGACCCTGATCGACTTCTCGTCGGTGTACGACAGGAAGGTGACCGGGTACTCGTAGGTGCCGTCCCACAGGGTCGCCTTGCCGGGCGTCTCGTCGACCGGCTTGCGCAGCACGGTGAGGGCGGCGTACGGGGTGTCGTCGTTGGCCGGGTCCTCGAACAGCGCAGCGGTCTTGAGGGCCGACAGGCCACGGGTCTTCACGCCGGCCTTGGTCTTCTCCGTGACGGTGAAGCTGTGGCCGTAGGTGACCGCGCCACGGTGCACGGCGATCTGCCGGGCCGACAGGCGCGAGCGCTGCCAGTGCTTCCAGCTCGCGCTCTTGCCGTTCGGGGTCTCACTGCCGCGCCGGATCGAGTCGACGTACAGCGCCTGGGTGGGCGTCTTGACCAGCAGGGGCATCCAGTTGGACACCGCCCGGCGGGCCAGCAGCTTGTACTCGGCGTCGCTGTTCTCGGGCATGTACGGGTCGTCGTGCTTGCCCTGCACGTAGTTGTCGACACGGGCGAGCCGGTCGGCGTCCCGCTCCAGGATGGCCAGGAGCTGCTTGGCTAGCTGGCGCGGCGACGGGTTCTCGCTCACAGGATCACACTCCTACAGCCAGTAGCTCCGGCCGGTCTTGGGCTTGGTCTTCCGACCGCGCGTACGCAGGTCGTATAGGGCTTCGTGCGCGAGCATCAGCGCGGCGTAGGCGTCGATCTTGCGGTTCTCATCGCCCTTGCGGAACGAGACGCCGTACGGGGTGTTGTGCCGGTGCGCGTTGAGCAGGTGCCGGCGCAGCGTCAGGTCACCGTCGTGGAACAGCTTGCCGTCGAAGATCGACGACATCAGCCGCTCATGCGCCTGGACACTCTTCTTCTGCGAGCCACGCATGTCCCAGCCGACGACCGACTTCTCGGACGCCTTCACGGCCAGGCCCTCGCCGTACTGCTCGGCCCACTCGGTGATGTAGGACTCCCACAGCGCCACGTCGGCGTAGAAGCCCTTGACGTCGAACAGGCGGAACGCCTCGTGCACCTGGCTGTCGACCGCCCTGCGGGGGACCTCCCAGTTCTCGCCCTGCGGGCCGTCCGGTCGTTCCCAGACGCCGAGCACGAAGGCGGTCATGTCGGAGACCCTGATGCAGACCAGCGCGGTCGCGTCGTCGGTCTTGCCGCCGTCGAAGCCCATGACGATCGAGTCGCCAGGACGGAGGACCGCGTCCTCCTTCTCCAGGGGCTTCCACTGCTCGTAGCCGTACAAGGCGTCCTCGTCGGCGACGACCTGGTTGAGCCACATCCGCCGCGACCGGGCCACCGAGATGGTGGTGTTCTGGATCGACTGGATGATGCCCGGCACCTTGAGCCAGACCGCGTCGCCCCGGATCTTCGGGATGACGATCTCCAGCGCCTCGGGCGTCAGCGGGGTCTTCGGGTGCGCCTCGATGCTGTCGTAGAGGAAGCCGACGTCGACCGCGCGTCCTTCGAGGATCTTCTCGTAGGAGTCGCGCATCTTCTCGGCCACCGAGTCCTCGCCGGGGAGGAAGGCGTTGGTGATCGCCAGGTACCGGGAGTCCTGCTTGGTGGCGTTACCGTCGATCGTCTCGTACATGAGCTGACCGTTGTTGCCCTTGACCCAGTGCTGCGTCTCGTTTAGCAGGGTGAAGGTCGTGCGCTTACCTTCGAGCGCCCGATATGAGGATGTTACGGCTTCCAAGCGGCATCTGCCCCGGTTCGCCCGGATCAGCACCGCCCCGTCCTTGACGGAGTACGTCTGCTTGAAGTGGTCCGACATCAGCGACGGGATCAGCGACATGGTGTTCGTCGTCTGCGCCTGGTTGACGGCGGTGACCTGCACCCACGCACGCGGGTGGGGCTTGCCGAGCGGGCCAGCCTTGCCCCAGCTATCGAAGCGGGATGGGCCGCACAGCTCGATCAGGCACATGACCGCCAGCAGGGGGTCCTTGCCCCAGCCCTTGAGCCGCTGCAACACCCCGGTGCGGTAGATGAACCGGCCGTTCTCGTCGACCGCGTACCACCACAGGATGAAGCGGAGCTGCTCAGCGGTGAAGCGCCAGGGCCCGCCATCCTCGCCAAGCAAGTACTCGGCGCACCAGCCGGCGATCTGCCACCCAAGGGTGTGCTTCGGTAGTAGCCATGAGCCATCGTCGCGGGTCTGCCACGTCGGGCCCAGGTAGGTGGGCTCCAGGGACTGAAGCTCGGCCTCGGTAAGTGGGGTAGGCGCTGTGGCTGCGGTCATCGCTCACCTCCCGGTGGAGGGCATCCCTCCGGTCGCGGGAGGTCATCAGGGTGGGGTCAGGCTGAGTCGCCCGCAGCCGGCCCATCCAGTCGACGAGCAGGTGCTCCTCGGGGGTTAGTGGGCAGTTCCTGCGGGGGCACCGCTTGCGTCGGCGCAGCCAGCTCATGGCGTCGGCTCGTCCTCGACCGCCGGGAACACCTCGGTGGGGTTCTCGGGCGGCAGGTCCGGGGAGAGCGTCTCCTCGGAGATGAAGCGCTTGTTCACGGTGCCGACCCAGCCCAGGAAGCCGACCTGGTGGAACAGCTCCAGCAGGAGCTGGTTCAGCTCCTGGTCCGGCGGCCAGCCGCTGGCACCGGGGGTCACCGTGATCTCGACGCCCAGGTGGCCGTTCGACACGGGCTTGAGCGCGGTGCCGCGCACCTCGATGAGGGTCGGCGGGATGGTCTGCTCTACGGGCACGGGGGCCTCCTCACATCAGACCGAGGTCGCGCTTGTACTGCTCGATCGCGTCGTCGGAGGCCGAGGGCCCATCCTCGACGGGCTCGTTCAGCTCGATGCGGACCCGGCGGCGATCCCCTTCGGTGACGAGCAGGCGCTCGAACGCGGAGTAGATCGTCTGGAGCATCTGGCCGCTGCGCTTCGTCGACCGCTTGTACTCGCTCAGGTCTTCGCACAGCGAGTAGGCGAAGGCCCAGTCGCTGTTCTGGTAGAAGTCCGCCTGGCCGCTCGACTTCAGGCCCTCCCACAGCTTCAGCGCGATGGGGTGCCAGTTGCGGTCGGCGTTCGGGATCTTCGTCGGGCGGGCCTCGCCCTTCGTGACCGGGACGATGTCCTTGCCCTTGCGCTCGCGCGGGCGAGCCAGGTCGTCGGACCTGTTCGGCACGGGACCGGGCATGGGGATCACCTCCTGGCGGTGGTTGGGACGCCTGGACTCGAACCAGGAACCTCGGGGTTATGAGCCCCGCGCTCTGCCACTTGAGCTACGCCCCAGGGAGCACGCCCGGAGGGAGTCGAACCCCCTGGCATCGGTGTTGGAGACCGTGCCGCGCCCACGCGCTCGAACGCTCAGTCGCTGTCGGGATCGGGGATGGCGAAGCCGATCGGGCCGTTGCCCTCGGGGGCCGGCTCCTCGTCCTCGTGCTCCTCGTGCCGGGAGAGGCCGACCTCGAAGAGGTGGCCGAAGGTCAGGAGCTGGAGCTGGAAGGCGACCTTCACCAGACCCCCCACACGATGTGCGGGATGAACCAGATGACGAAGCCGACCAGGACGGCCATGAAGCCGAGCACGCCGGCCGACTTCCAGCCGCGTCGCACGCCGATCCAGGTGCGGGTGTTCTCGCTCAGGGTGTCGCCCTCGGCCTTGCGGACCAGGGCGATGGTCTCCAGGACCGCGAAGCTCACGGCCACGATGACCAGCCAGACGGCCCAGATGGTCGCCCAGATGCCGTGCTTCACCTGCTTCTGCTCGGTGTCGTTCACGGGCGACCTCCTTCGGTCGGACGGAAGCTGAGGGGCCCATCCCGGAGAGGGGGGACAGGACAGGCCCGCAGGGGAGGGAGCGCGGGTAGCGGGCGCGCTCAACCACCCAGGCACTCGACAGGGATGTTGTGCCCCTGGAGTGCCGTCGTCATCAGAGGAGACCCGGGTGGGTCTCGGTGCGTACGAACTTCTTGCTGGTGCGACGGATCGCGGCGAGCTGTGCCGCCCTCGCCTCGCTGTTCGTCTTGCCCTTGTGGTGCCACTCGCAGATGGCCTGGAGGTTGTTCCTCGGGTCACCGGGGCCGAAGTAGGAGTGGTCGTCGTTGTTGATGATGTGATCAACGTCGACAGCCGGATCCTTGCATCGCTCGCCGTAGGTGTTCTTCACCTGGCATCGGTGCCCGGCGTCTCTCAGGACCTTCTTGCGCTTGCGGTCCCAGTCAGGGGGGAGTCGGAGTCGCCGGTCTGAACCTTCCCAGCCTGACATCGACGACTCCCCCCTTCCCGGTCGTAGGTGGTCCCGACCGCGTATGCCCGGAGACTGCGGACCCAGGACCAAGTCATGGGGAACAGGATCACACCGGGCTGCCTGTATAACTGGTTGCCAGGTGATCGTTGGTGCCCGCGACAGCGGGCCCTCCAGTTGAGCTGGTGACCAGGTGATCGTCCGTGGCCCCTCCGGGGCCCACACGGCTTCCCTGGCTCGCTGGTTCGCAGCTCTCCTGTTTAACTGTTCTACTAATAAGTCGACACCAGGGTGCCTCCAGGCAACATGGGTGTGGCTTAGGTCACAACATCACAGAGGCGGCGGCGAGGATAGGCAGCGGCGAGGAGATGGGCCCCCGGAGGGGGCACCCACCAGGCGATGCTGAGCAGCGGCGAAGCGATGGGGCCCCGGAGGGGGCACCCACCAGGCGATGCTGAGCAGCGGCGAAGCGATGGGGCCCCGGAGGGGCCATCACCAGGCTCGGCGGCGATGGGATGGGGCCCGCGAAGGCGGGCCAACCCAGGAGTCACAGGATCACCAGCCTACCCGGCGATGCCCTCGGCGACACCCCGATCTACAGCACCCCTCGGCGATGGGTGGGGGTATCCCTGGACCCCTGTCGACCAGCGCGGAAGCTCCTTGCCGCTGCCCCGGCGACCCCTCGCTCAGCGACCTTGGAACCGTGGCGCGATCTTGGCCGCTAAGACGGAGCGGTGCGGCGATCCAGGCCGAGGGGGTGATACCCCCAGGGGGTACACGTCACCGTCCGTCCACACCGGACAGCCGATACCCCAAGGGGGTACGGGTAGATACCCGTGGGGGGTAGGGGTAGCTGCGCACCGGTACCCCTGGGGGGTATGTCTGCCAGGCAGGCGGTGACGCAGCTCACACACGCCCGGGTATGGGCAGGTATGTCCGACTGAATCGAGCCGTTAAGAAACCCGCTGAGAGCCACGCTGACGGACGAACGCGAGGTGGCCGGTATGAGGACATGCGTCAACTACGACCGTCATCGACGGACGTAACTTCCCCGCAACCCTTGACACAGCGGGGGTCGATGGTGTTGGATCCGCGCCCGCGTCGCGCGCTTCCTCTTCACTCTCACGCATGAGGTCACGCTGAGCGACAGTCTCAGCACAGCCTGTCGACTCATCCGTTCGGTCAGCCCAACCCACCCGAACGGGGGTGCACCCTGTGATCCTGTGCCCGTAGTGTTCGGGGTGTCAGGCAGGGCAGCGCAAGCGGCCCGGCAGGACGGGAGGGACACAGGTTGACAGGCTCCGGCCGGTCGACTACGGTTCACCCCAACGCCACGCCAACCAGGCAGGCGGCCCCGGCTCCTCGCGACAGCGGCGACCAACACGGGCCCCGGTCACAAGTTGACAAGGCGGACGGGGAGGGGCTACGGTTCTTCCGAACACAGCAACACGTAAACCACCCCCTCACGGGGGTCGGGGAAGGGCCCGTGAGCAAGCGCTCGGGGTGCACTGCCGGTTGGATGCTGACCGGCAGGTGAACTCGACCAGGCAGCCGGACGGGTAAACGGAACTCGCGCTAGGTCGTGCACAAACTGGCGAAGCCGCGCTCAGGGGGCATCCCTCCTGCGGTGTGTAGTCGGGGCGGTCAGTCGCTTCGGATCGCGAGAGCCGCCTAGGGGCAGACTCCATACGCCTCGGGTACAGCCTCCGCTAGCAGCGACCGGGAGAAGCGGGCGGCAGTGAGTGACACCCCCGGTCGCGACGCAACGAAGACGCAGACGACGAAGAGGATGACATGAGGTCCCACGGGTCACAGGCAACACAGGTGACGGCCGGTGCGAGTCCGGGCGTGGGCACGATGCGGACCGGGTGTGATGTTGACACCGCAGGATCCGTCAGGTACGTTGGTCACAACAACACACCACGACGAAGGGCACGACATGAGCAAGGCAGTGATCTCCCACGACGAGCGCCTCCGCAACCTGGGCACCAGTGTCCGGGCCTGCGCGGACCGCATCGTCTCCACCTGGGAGCGGGCGAGCGACACCGACAAGGAGTCCGGTGCCCGCTGGTACGACGAGGCAGAGAAGATCGTTGGCGACCTGGTCGCCGAGACCGGGTTCTCCCGGGAGCACGTCGCCGCAGTGGTCTCCCACCTGAGCCCGCGCACCACCTGGGCCCGCAACGTGTCCGGTGCCACCACCCTTCTGATGGGTGGCGAGCCCGCCGGGTGCATCGGTGCGAACGTCGAGCGGGCACGGAAGGCGCTGGAGTCGGACGACCCGATCGGCACCCTGGGCGGGCCGAAGACTCGGCGGTTCGCGCTCAACATCCTGGGTGACCGGGAGGCCGTGACGGTTGACGTGTGGGCCATCCGCGTGGCCTTCGGCGAGCGCTTCGAGGACCCCGAGTCGGTGCTCCGCAAGGCAGGAGTCTACGAGGCGGTGGAGCACGCCTACCGGGTCGCCGCTGCCCGGATCGGGTGTGACCCTGTGACCGTGCAGGCCACCACCTGGATCGTTGCCCGCAACGGGCGTGCCGGCTGAGCCGGTGTGAAGTTGAGACCGAGCGCCCACCGTCAGGGGTGGTGTGGGTTCGCGACCCGGCCCGGTCACGCAGCAAGACCAACCAACACACGAAGGAGCAGGATCATGGGTGGACGCACGGCAGTGGTGCTCGGGTACGTCATCGACGACGCCCGGCAGGAGCTGGCAGAGATCCTGGGTGGCCTGGTGGACCCCTGGGCCCTGACCGATGACCAGGTCGTCGAGCTGATCGACGGTCACCACGAGGGTGGCTGGGCCGCCTTCCTCCGCGAGAGCGCGGTGTGAGCATGAGCGCCTGGCACTGGATCTGCGCTGACCTGTGGGTGACCCGTGAGCTGGGCCTGCACGGGCTGAGCGACGCCACCGTCCGCAGCCTGATCACCCGGCACTACCCGGGTGGATGGGTCGCCTTCTACGCCGACCACAGCACCGACTGATCTACCGCCCCCGGCCAGGCTGGGACTGCGTGGGTTCGCGACCCACCG